TGAGATAGTGACTCTAATGATTTTAAGTCGCCCATAAACTGACCGACTCTTCCCCGTCCATAATCCTCTCCATCAACCGAGTTAAATCTCAGTGCTATCCAAGGTGTTACATCAACAGGTGCTTTCCCGTAGGATTTTTCTAATATTTTTCCGTGTACTTCCTGATGCCAGACGTATCTGTTGTTGTCTCGTGTGATGTGAGTGTAGATGTCGCACTCCTCAACATTATCAGGTGAGCTATCAACTACAGAATCATACTCTTTTAGTACATCCTCTGGTAGCTGATCTTCTATTAATTTTTTAGCAATAGTTTCTTTCGTGATTATTTCAATCACATTGCCGTTACCATCTCGTTCTACAACGTAGCGGTTAAGCGGATATAACTTCAGCCCCTCCTTACCCATAAAGATAAGTGCATTACCTGCTACTACTAAATGTAGAAGAGCTTCATGCACAACAACACGATCATTAGATGCTGCTATAGCCTCTAGGATAGTGCGTTCAATCTTTGCAAAAGATAAGTCTAGTTCTGATTTAATCTGTGGACCAAATTCCTGACCAAGTTGACTTTCATCTACCTGTAACTTGAAGAAGCTGGTTTGCACAGGGAGCATAGCTTGCATTAATTTTGCAGCTAATGTCACTGAACACTTAGCACCAACTGACTGCCAAGGTGTAGGAAGATACTTCATCCCTTTGGAGTATTGATCCTTTAAGATTAAATATGGAAGAGTTAATTCTGACGCTTGTTCTGCCTCGTCTAGAAACTGGGTACGTTCGCTTGATAAATAATCATACCTAGTTTTTGCTGTCATTTATTTAAAATCCGATGTTTCCTGTAGTTACTGCGGGTGAAGATGTGCCTCTCATATTTCTAAAGGCATTCATGAAGTTCATCATGTTAGATGTAGGAGATGCTGCAGCTACTCCACCTGGAGTAAAGCCACCGTAACCACCATATCCGTAGTTACCCATGCCACCGCCCATACCACCAAGACCTTGTATGGCTGTTAAGAATTTCGTGAACTGGTCAAACTCTGACTCCTGTGGTGCTTGTGTCTGCTGTCCTTCTGATAAGAAGGATTTAAAAGCATTAGCATCTTCAAATTGATTCCACCATCCATCATTTGTAGTTGGTGCAGGTGCCTGTGTCTGTTGACCAGTCGGTAAGTCTCTAAGTGATACTCCACCAGGACCAATGTAAGCATCTAAGAATGATTCACTAGGATTAAAACCATATCTATTACTAAAGTAATCGACTATACCTTGCCTACCAGAATGTTCTTTACCACTTTTAATTGAGTTAATGATACTCTGCTGAGCTGTGTCATGGTCCATCCCACTTCCGATCATTCTATTGTACTCATCATTCCAATAGGTTGAACCTTCTTCACCAACATCTCTACCTAAAGTATCATTAAAGATTTGGTTTATATCAAATGATGGATATCCCAATATAGATGCACCGCCTTCTACAACATCTCCCTTACCTGTATTTACAATCTCTTGGATAGTTCTATCTTCAGATTTAGCTGTATTATTAGCTGTAGTTATTACAGGATCTTTAATAGGATTTCCATCAGTATCTATAGGGAAAATAGGGGTTCTATCTTGACCTGCTTCAGGAAATGGTCCCATATTAGCAGCAGCTTCAAATGCTGCTCTATCACTATCCGATATATCAACATTACCGCCACCACCCACTGTTAGATTTCGGTTGTTGTTGGTATTACTTGTCTGAGATGTATTTACAACAGGTGCAGTTACTGTAGGTATTGTTGTGTTTTGATTATTAGATCCAGCAACTGTGATCTGAGGGTTACTTGTATTTGTATTACCTGAAACCTTCTTAATCGTCACACCAGGAGAAGCAAACTCTCCCTTATAAGCACTATCTAAAGCATCCAAAACTGACTCAGCCGGATTACCTCTACCTGAATCTTGATATTGTTTTACTGTAGCTGCACGGTCTTGATACTCTTGACTGTCTTTTAATAGTGATTCGATATTAGATAAGCTAGTTTGATTATTTGCTAACTGGTTACTCCAATAGTCATAACCTTTTTTGTCTACATCTCTACCGACTGTGCGTTGGTATAAATCATTTAGTTGATCTAAACTACTTTTCTGTTTAAATACTGAGCCAAGTGCTCCTATAGCTAATGCTGGTGATATGGGTAAGACCATCTAACTATCCTCACTGATACGAGTTTTTATCCACTCAACAACTGACCGTTGTCCAGCTTTATACATAATTGATTCCATTGATTCATTTGGATTTGGGTTGGTTGGTGGATATATTTCCTCAAGTTCAGAGAGGATTGACTCTAAGTTTGGTCCGAGGATTGACTCAAGAGTATTGGGGGAGATTGACATTGCTATGTTCAAAGAACGCTGGCATTCTTGCTGACTTAGTTTCCGCAAGCTCAGGAGCTTTGCCGTTATACATAAGATTATCGCTAGAATCCAGCCAAAATTTTTTGCTTAAATACTTATCG